CTTCGGATGTGCCGGTCTCCGACTCTGGCGGCAATTTTACTGCTGCTAACGTCGAGTCCGCATTATCAGAAGAAGCTGACGCTCGTCAGGCTCATGAGAGCAACACAGCGAACCCCCATTCGGTGACTGCGAGTCAGGTTGGGGCCGACCCAGTAGGAACCGCGTCGAGCGAAGTCGACGACCATGAGGCAAAGGCTGACCCTCATTCCCAGTACGCTCAGTCCAGCGATCTGGCTAGTGTCGCGACTAGCGGTAATGCCGTAGACGTATCAATCAGCGACTCTGGCGGTAACTTCAATGCGACGGACGTTGAAGCGGCCCTGACAGAAGAGGCTGATGCTCGTCAGGCCCATGAGAGCGACACAACAAACCCGCATTCGGTGACCGCTAGTCAGGTTGGGGCCGACCCGGAGGGAACAGCTTCTAGCGCCGTGAGCAGCCATGAAGCCGCTTCTGATCCGCATGGGCAGTACGCTTTAGAATCCTCCTTGGCAACAGTGGCGACGAGCGGCAGCTATACGGATCTTGCGGATAAACCAGACACTGGCGTCCCGTCAGGCACCCGGATGCTGTTTTACCAAGCTAACGCACCCACTGGTTGGTCTCAGGTCACGTCCCTTAATGACCGTGTGCTTAGGGTTGTTTCAGGAAACGGCGGTAGTACCGGCGGTAGCTGGAGCATTTCAGGGCTAAATGTTCATGGGCACACCCTGAGTACCAGTGAAATTCCAAGTCATAGTCACAGCGGTTCAACGACGACAGACGGTTATCACAGTCATAGTGGGTCAACTAATACAACGGGTAATCACAGTCATACCCTAAATACAGGTTATGACGCAATCCGTGGCCGTTCTAATTACATTCAAGCCGAAGACAACGGAGACGTAACCTCATCTTCGAGTTATATACAAAACGCCGGAAATCACTCCCACAGCCTAAGTATCAACGGTAATGGGAACCACAATCACTCCTTGTCGATCAACAACACCGGCGGCAATGGCGCACACAGCCACGGGATTTCACATAACGGCAACTGGCGTCCTGCCTATGCCGACGTAATTGTTTGCGAGAAGAACTAATGCGTAGCAAAGAACCGAAGTGTCCAATCGCCAACATGGTGTGCCCTCGCAATAACGACCCAGAAAAGGGTGCTTACTGTCCTGCATGGGTCGAATACACCGAGCATAACCACCAGACAGGCGAAGACCGCGTTACAAAAGAATGTAGCTTTACGGCGCTGCCTAAGTTTATGGCGCACACGCTTTCTGCTGCAAACCGTCCAGCGGCAGCTATTGAGCAAACCCGTAATGAGCTTGTGAGTGGATTTTCTCAGGTGGCCCAGACGTTGCAGAACATTCCGCAAATCAGACAGGAGAATAACAATGGCGAATGAGCGTTCAGAAAAGCCGGGATGTGGTGACTTTCAGGTCGTCGAATGGGATGATCAGGCCGGCGAATGGTTGATTCGAGACAAAACAGAAGCGGAGCTATACCGAGACAATCCGCCTTATCCGTCTTGGGAATGGGATACCAGTATTGAAGATTGGGCTGCGCCTGTGGAGCGCCCTGATCCAAACGCGAAATGGGATGAGAACAATCAGTCGTGGATTCCCGGAGGCGAAGTTCTGGCTCGACGTATCCCTGACATTCGCAAAGAACGCGAAGCGGATGGCGTCACTGTCAATGGCGTCCGCTATTCGGGCGATGCTGATAACCGTCAAGCTCTCAACGAAGCCGTTCAGTTTGCCAATCAAGCTGGGCTCATTACGTTCGACCGCTGGAAAGACAGCGATGGCAAGTATCACGCCAGCCATCCTGTAGAAGACGTTCGTCAAGCAATTACTGACATTGGCGCTCGTCGCAGCGCGTTGATCGAGCGTGAAGCCCAGCATGTCGAAAGCGTACTCAACGGCGATGTGACCGACCTTAGTACCCTCGACTGGACGGTCTGATGTATCTGACCCGAGTAGCCGCATGGCTGTCACAGGGCGCTAATTGCGTCCTGCTGGCAGGGCACCACGACCAGACGGTCTCAGCCCGGTGCTACGTCAATCGGCACTCGACGCCTTGGAACGTAGCTCGGCTGGCCATCAACACCGTTTTCTTCTGGCAGCCCGACCACTGCCAGGTGAGTCACCAACGGGACATTGAGTTTTCCCGTGAAGTCCTAATCAACGCCTACCCAGAGGATCGATATGCCCGCTTCAGGCCCGCACGGCGCTGGCCCTGATGTCTGGAACCTCCTGTTTGAGCAGACCCCGGTGATCGTCCGGTGGGCCTTGGGTGTTCTCACCCTTGGCCTCTTTACGGTCACCGGGATTCTCTACAGGTGGAACCGACAGGATATCCAGCGAATCGACTCACGAATCACTGACAACATCAACGGCGTCCAGACTCGGATCTCCGCCCTTGAAGGCCGCCTTGATCACCGCTTGGAAGAGATGAACAGGCACCTCATCGACATTGCAGCCAACACCAAAAGGAGTTCTCACAATGAGTAAGGCACCTCAGGATATCCTTGAGGCGCTCCACGGGCAGGTGGCAGAGAGCCTGATCGAGAAGATCAAGACCGGTGAAGCCACCGCCAGCGACCTGAACGTCGCCCGCCAGTTCCTCAAGGACAACGGCGTCGAACAGCTCCCCACTCGGGACAACGAGACCGGGAAGCTAGTCCAGAGCCTACCTTTCGACGCCGACGAAGACGACAGCCAGAACATCGTTCCCTTCTCCAAGTAACTTCCTTCCAGCCAACACACAAGCCGCACACAGGCTTCTCCTCCTAGACCCTCCATAGGCATACCAGTGGGATACCAATCGTCCCGTGTGCGGCCTGTGTGTTCCTCCTATCGGCATTCGGAAGTAATCCTATAGCCGATCTGCCGCTTATCAGGAGACACAATGACAACAAACGCCCAGCTCAAGGACTTCAGAAACTTTATCTACATCGTCTGGGATCACTTGGGCCTCCCTGAGCCCACCCCAGTACAGTACGACATGGCCTACTGGCTCCAGCATGGCCCCAAACGGACGATCACTCAGGCGTTCCGAGGCGTTGGCAAGTCCTACATCACCTCAGCGTTCGCCGCCTGGCTGCTCTATTGGAACCCGGACATCTCGATCATGGTTGTCTCCGCTTCCAAGCAGCGCGGTGACGACTTCACCAGCTTTACCCTGCGGCTGATTAAAGACATTCCGCTGTTGCAGTTCCTCAAGCCCCGGAGCGGCCAGAGGGAAAGCATGGTGGCCTTCGATGTCGGCCCTGCGTCCGCCAAACATGCGCCCAGTGTGAAGTCTGTGGGTATCACAGGGCAGCTCACCGGTGGCCGTGCGGATATCATCATCGCTGACGACGTTGAGGTGCCGTCCAACTCGGCGACTCAGACCCAGCGAGACAAGCTCTCAGAGTCAGTGAAGGAGTTCGACGCTGTCCTCAAGCCTGAGGGCATCATCAAATACCTCGGCACACCCCAGACAGAGCAATCACTCTACAACGTGCTGCCCGAAAGGGGATATGAGGTGTGCATTTGGCCTGCCAAATACCCTGACCCCAAGCAGCTCGGTATCTATGGCCCCCGTCTAGCGCCTTGGATTCAGGAACGAGTCGAGAGTGACCCCTCAATTAGCGGTCGACCGACCGATCCTGACCGGTTCAATGAGGTCGATCTGGCTGAACGAGAGGCCTCCTATGGCCGCACAGGGTTCAGTCTTCAGTTCATGCTGGACACTCGGCTGGCTGACGCCGACCGATACCCCCTCAAACTCGCTGATCTGGTCGTCACTGAGGTCAACCATGAGATGGCCCCCGGCAAGATCGTCTGGGGCAACGACGAACGGTGCCGATACAGCGACCTGCCGACTGTCGGCTTTCAGGGCGACGGCTACTATAGCCCTATCGCCAAGTCCACCGACCCTGATGAATGGGTTCCTTACCAAGGAGCCGTCCTCTCTATCGACCCATCAGGACGAGGTAAAGACGAGACCGCCTTCTCTGTCGTGAAGATGTGCCATTCGACGCTCTATCTGTGCGACTCAGGGGGCTTCAGAGGCGGCTATGACGAGGCCACACTCCAGGGGCTGGCTAACGTCGCCAAGCGCAACCAAGTGAACAAGGTCATCATCGAGGATAACTTCGGCGATGGCATGTTCTCTCAGCTCTTCAAGCCCTACCTACGGCAGACCTACCCGGTCACCTGCGAAGACGTTAAGGCCTCCAATCAGGTCAACAAGGAACAGCGCATCATCGACACGCTTGAGCCCGTCATGAACCAGCACCGACTGGTGGTCGACAGGGATCTCATCAAGCGCGACTACCAATCCGTTCAAGACCTGCCCCCTGAAGAGGGACTTAGCTACCAGCTCTTCTACCAACTATCCCGGATCATGAAAGAGAAGGGAGCCTTACGGCACGACGACCGTCTCGACGCCCTCGGTCATGCCGTCGGGTACTGGGTCGAACAAATGGCCCGAGGCCAAGAAGAAGCCCTACAGGCCCACAAGGAAGAGCTACTACAGCACGAACTTGAGCGGTTCATGGACAACGCCCTGGGCGGCCAAGGGAAACCGAGGGGCCGCAACTGGACTTCAACGGTATGAGCCGCAGAGAAATCCTGAGAGGGGCGGTAGGAATCGTTCTCCTACTGTCCCCTTTTGTCCCCGCAAAGAAACCACACAGCGGCTTTGAGGAGCCACAGGACTGTCCTTCGCCCTGACTAGAGGAGCTACTAGACGGAAGTTCATCGCCTCTATATGGAGATACATAGGGTGACCGAGGGTGGGCAAGGGGGAACCCGTGGATGTTTATGCCGCGTATCTGAATGGGTATACGCAGAGTGCCGCGCCGCGATTCCCCCCGTGGCCCTCGGCTCCCCACGCGCACACGAAAAGGCAACCGGGGGTGGGGGTGTGCGCCCGCGTGTAGCCCTTTCGCGAGCGCATGTTGCGCCCGATTCGGCAACACCGGCGGCCAAAATGGCGGCATGGTGCGATCCGTCAGGGGATGAATAATCCCGTGGGGCTGGCTCAGGGGCTGGCCACGGGCTGGCTCAGGGGCTGGTCACGGGCTGGCTCAGGGGCTGGTCACGGGCTGGCTCAGGGGTTGATAGGCCGCATTGATGGGCTATATGGGTTCGATAGTTTATTTTAATCGGATGTTTATTGATTGATTAGTCTTTTTTCGCCAGCCCAGCGTACCTACACGCGCACCCACGCGCACCCACGCGCGAGCCTGGCCGCCTCGACCATCCATAACTCACTGATCAGTCAGGGAAAATTCAATCTTTTGAAAAAAGTTGCAGATCATCCCTTGACGTATCCGATGGCGGATCGGTAGCTTGTGAACCGTCGAAACGGCAAACCGAAACAAACCGCAAGGGGAACCAACATGATCGATATCAACCAGTTGATGTTCGAGGTAATGATGGACAGGGCATTGGATGACGCTGAAATTACTGGCCGCCTGTATTCAGTCTATTCAAATTTCCACGGCGATTGGATTGTCCGCAATTAAAGGCCCATCGATGGGGATTGGTACGCCAGTTCCCATCCGTGAGCCAAACCGAAACAAACCGCAAGGGGAACCGATATGCAATTTGAGATCTGCGCTGGTGACTTCGCAAAGCTTATGGCCAACGAGGGTTTCTCATTCGATGGTCTAAATGCTCTGTATTGGCACTTGAAAGAGAATGCGCTCGAAGCTTATGACCGATTTTCCGTCACCAGTAAATATACTGAATTCACTTGCGCCACCGAAGCGCTAAAGCAAACCGCACTCGAGGATTATCGCCAGATACTGGCAACAATTGAAGACGCCGACGGGTACACGCTCGGCCGGTCAGATCTCCTCAAATTGGAACTTGAGTGTCTCAAATTCCTAAAGGATGAGACCACGGTACTGGAGACCGCCGCCGGCGTGATCATCGATACCGAATTTTGATTGATAGGCCCATCGATGGGGATTGGTACGCCAGTTCCCATCCGTGAGCCAAACTGAACCACAAGGGGAACCGCAATGAGCTATCACATCCACATGACTCGCAAGAGTGGCAACGCCAAGGTCGGGCCCATCCCGGTCACGACCACGGATCAGCATACCTGCCCGGTAGGTTGCCCGTTGAACACCGATCAAGGCGGCGGATGTTATGCCAATGGGGGCCCGCTCAAGCTTCACTGGAATAAGGTCACCAATGGCGAGCGCGGTACAGGCCTCGAGGAATTCGTGGGCAAGCTTCAGGCACTGCCGGATGGCCAGCTATGGCGGCACAATCAGGCGGGCGACCTGCCCGGTGACGGCTACCAGATCGACCGTGACGCATTGGGCATGATTGCCCGCGCAAACCGGGGGCGCCGAGGGTTCACTTATACGCATTATGACGCCGAGTCGGATCCGGTGAATCGCGAGGCGATCCGCGCCGCCAATGCCGAGGGCTTCACGGTCAATCTGTCCAGCGATAGCCCATCCCACGCGGACACGCTGGCGAATCTGGGCGCGGGCCCGGTGGTGACGTTGCTCCCCGGCGATCAGACCGAAAACAGCACCACGCCCGAAGGCCGCAAGGTGGTGGTATGCCCGGCGACGATCAAGGATGGCGTGACATGCGCCTCATGCGGGCTCTGCCAGCGCCAGACCAGTGGCAAGGGTGAACGCCCGGTGATCGGTTTCCCGGTGCATGGCTCGCAAAAGCGAAAGGCGGCGGCGGTCGCAGAGCGCGATGGCCGGGGCTATTTCGGGATCGCAGTTTGACCTGACTAATCCGCGCCTACATTGATTCCGTTTCAGACTACTACGATGATGAGGATTGAGCCATGATGAATATTTGCACTTGGAAAGTCATTGCGCCCGCCCGTTGGGCTGTCGCGCTTATCTATGGAGACTTCAGCGGCATTGAGTCCGATGAGGAGTGCGAGCGGATCGAGACCTTTCTCGATGAACTACGTCCCGGCACCGTCACGGCA